CCCAGGAGGGACACCGGAAGGAAGGAGTTACTTACGAATTCGATGGTCACGTTGTCATTCTTGGCGAGTATCGGAAAATCGAAGTCACCGCCATCAATAGCAGTGGAGCCGATAGGGTTCCTAGCTGAGCCAACTCTTCGGCCAGACCAAACGTATTCATAAGTGGGACGGCGGAAGGGAGTAACTTCAGCTTTGAAGTAACCCGAGGCGGCATACTGAACCCTGACCTTTCTGATCTGGGTACGGCCCGATGTGACTGTTTTCTGACCACCACCAGCGGAAGGTTCACGGAGAGCCAGCTGGGATAACCGATAGCGGAATTCATAGGTAATCCCTACGGCGAATGCTTCGTTCCGTAAGTCTCGGTTGGGAACCGTTACCTTTGTCCAAATACCTGAGTTATCCACCTGGGCTTTGAGAATGATGCCTCCGGGTAACGAACCCGCTTGACCGGTCACTACCTGTAGTTGATCAGTGCTAGCCGTCTTGTACGGCAACTCGAAAGTAGTGTTGGTGCCATCATAAATAAGATTAAACACTTGGTTCTGGGTACTTAACCGATCCATGTGGATAGCAAAATCCAAACCTGGGGTTCGATATCCTGGCGCCAATGAACAGACTTCAAGGTACACTCCATCCTCTCTCTCAATCACGGCATAGAGGTCTGATTCAATGAAGTCACAATTCAATATCCGTGCCTGATCACCTAGATTCCAGCGAGACCATGAGGCTTGCATCTTCTCCGAGTCCGCCCAATAGAAGCGGTAGATGAAGAGTTCGTTGGGTGATTGGTTAGACGCCAGGACAAGCGCATCCTCATTGGAAGTGCTGGCTATCTTAAAGACGTCGCCAGGGATGTACGCAGGGACGTGACCAGTGATATCCGCCGCTTCAGAGACTTCGGTATTCCGATCAACAAAGTATTCCCTAACCCCTGAGTATTCGCCGCGACCTACCGTGAAGTAAACGAACCGGCCCGCAGCCCCGGGTTTAGCTTTAAGGGATACTTCATATTCGGTCGTTTGGTTAATCGAGACAGTGTTGGGGGTGAGGATTTCAGAACGACCTAACTGGAACTGAGTCTGGTCAGAGAACAGTAGGAGCGTCTCTGCGAAGGGAACTGCGTGACGGAGAATAGACACCTTGGTATGGCTCACGCCGACATCCACGGGATCGTCATCTAGTACGTCAGTGGCAGTGCCTTTGAAGAAGTTGAAGAAGTCACCCGCTTTGGACATCACCACGTTCTCACCTGCAATGAACCCTAAGCGGTTGCGGTGGAAGAACACACCATTAAGAGACTGGTCAACAAATGATGGGAAGGGGTTGGATTTAAGATCGCCTATGTTTCTCGGCTCCCACTGAATCTCTCGGAAGGTAAACGTACCGTCCGCTTCACGTATCAACGCATGGGGCATTGAGCCTCCCCAAAGCCTTGTTTTCTCCCCTTGTTTAATGGTCTCCTTCCATACACCGTCGGTAAACTTAACGTAATAGTTATCAAAGCTGGAAGATTGATCCCCTGCCACTTCAACCTCAAAACCGTTGGGTGCCTGGGCAGGGAGATCGGAGAACCGTTGAACTTCTGGCCCAATAGGAATGGCGGCTGTATTACCTAGAGAGTCCTCAGCGGCTACTGTATGAGTACCACCATTCTTAATAAAGACCACGGAACCCAAGGTAGAAACACTCCCACCTGTTCCTTCAACGGCAGCACGGATTCCATTGGCAAGTTGTGTTGCTATTTTGTCGGTTGCTATATCAGTAGAGTGGGATGCTTCAGAACCATCAGGCGTAGTGTAAGAGTGGGCTGCGGTTCCATATTTAATAGTGTACTTAGCGCCATAAGACCCTTGCTTAACCCACACCATGTTCTCGTTCTGACGGGAAGGCGCAGTAGTCGTGGCCTTCTCTACCACGATGTTCTTATTAACGATGAAGGTATAGTCCGCGACAGTTACGGCGTCGATGTCTTCTTGGGGATTAACTGTCTGTAGATAGGATGCGCCATTTGGCATGTTGACGGTGAGTTGGTAACCTTCAAGGTCAAAGACTTGGAGACCACCATTGTGAGCCTCTACAACATACCGTTCAGATTGGTCTCTATTGATCAGGTGAACAAAGGCATTACCAATCTTCCCATCCATAATCTTAGCAATATGACGAAAGGCCGGTCGTTTTTGTAGACCTTTGGAAATAGACGAGAGACCGTTGATCTGCTCTTCTGCCTGGGAAGCTGAACGCAACGCAAACGGCTGCTGACTCACGCCATTAACCATGTTGGGGATGCTGGAGGTAATGAGACTCATCGGATCAGTACCCCCGCTACGGCTTGGTTACCAGTGAGAATGTTATAGTCCGCAGTTTCGGCCTCGGCTTCCTTCAACTGCACCAGTGCCCGCGCCTCATCAACATTCTTGAAGGAGGATAGTTCTGGAGAACCAACAGTGTTCTGCTGGAAGATGCGGGCAGCACGGATTGAGATGTAGTTACGGGCGAACTGCGGAATGTCCTCGAAGGGAAGCAATGTAACAATCTTCACCTTCACGGTTTCTTTGAACTGGTAGGTATGATGCCGCTTGTCGTAGAGCTTCCGCCCACGGACAGTGAAGTCCAACCTAGCCGTCGGATCAGAAGGTTCAGTACGGATGGAATTACGAGGAACTTCAATAACTCCCTCTGGAAATGTCGGTGCGAGAGGGTAATCCTCATCCATATTGAAATGCCATCCTCGGCCTTGAACCTCTCGGTTTACCTCTCGGAGAGTCCTCAGGGCCATGGCAGCATCAACTACACCCGTATCTTCAAGTGTTGATACAGGTGATTCACCGATAGATGCCAAGATGGAGTTCACCGCTTCCAGATCAGTTGCTGGAGCAAGCATAAGAAACTCCTGTCAATAAAGATTGAAAAAAAGAGAGACCCCTAAATCAATAGGAGCCTCTCTTAGGTGGGATTAAGCGATTACACTTGGGCGTCTGAACGCAGCTCGATGGCAGCTTCGGGACGGAGGATGCCGTGACCAACAGCATATTTGGCGACCATCAAGGTGCCCTGCTTGTTGATCTGGTATTCACCTTCCATGCCCAAATCCATGAGCTTGACGGTGCCTACGGCAGACGGGTGCATCATCAGGCCAACACTGTTGGAGAAGTCACCTACGTATTTGTCGTTAGTGCCAGACTGAAGGGTGCCAGCTCCTACGTTGGCCTTCGGCAGGTTGTTGGTCTTGACGATAGTGATGCCCGCTACGCGGATGACGTTGCCGTCAGCGTAGGAACCTTCGCCGCCCCAATCGCGGTTCAGAACCTTGGTTGAGCGAGCGAGCGCGTAGAACTGCTCAGGACGCACGAAGAAGTAGCGGTCATCTTCGGCCACATCCTTCTCATCGAAAATCTGAGCGGAATCAAACATCGCTTCAGCAAGGGAATCACCGTCGGTAGCCGAGACGTCAAAGATCTGAGAACCACCGAACTGATCGGGATCGTCAATAGTCTTGGACTCGCGGGCAGCCTGGATACCCATCTGAAGAACGTGCTGATCCATGGTGTTCGCTAGCTTCTGGCCCATCTCACTGGAGTAAACAGAGCGAACGTCATAGTGGTTCTTCGCTTCATCAATGTTAGCGATGAAGGTCGGAGAGATGAGCAAGTCATCAATGGTGATCACGCGCTCAGCGTGTTTAACAGTACCGCCAGTGATCTCGGTGCCTGGAGTGTGATACTCGGCAGATGCACGGCCCATTACAGGGAACTGTGCAGATCGACCATTAGTGATAGTGCGGACTTGGTGCTTGTCCATCATCACTTGCTTCTTCTGGAAAGAAGTCAGAACTTCGCCAGAGAAGACTTTAAGAAAGAGTTCATCAACTTCACCTGAACCATTTACTTGACCCAGGCGGGACACAGTTGCGTCAGCCATAGTTTACCTCATGAAAGATTGCGTGGAGTAGTCGTTTCGCTAGAAACTATTCGTTTCCTTCGCTGCTCCTCACAGTCATTCACGCGGTCACTCGGGGTTATCCACCTCGGCGGGCCAGGGATCACGGCGCGATTCTCTGTGATGCTTGCGAATGAGCCACCGGCTTTGCTGCCAGTGCGGCCTATGCGCTTTCTTTCGGGTGAGTTATGGGTCTAATAAAAATGCCCCAAAGTGTGCTTCCGAGAGAGGCATGGGGCGTATGAAGTCTTAAAGAGGAGTTGAGAGAGA